CGGCGATCCGGTCTGCCCATAAATATCATCTCCTAGAATGTCCTCTGTGCAGATACCTTGCACCAAGCAATCGGGTTTGTTGCATTCTTTGTTGTCCCAGTTCTCCCGAAGCTGGCATTCATAGCGTGTCCATCCTTGGTACTGACCACATCCGGACAGCCCGAGCAAAAGACCCGTCGCTAAGGCTGCCCGAAGTAGTCCCCGAGTCACTTCCCCTTTAACCCGAAAGCTGCGTCGTTAGGATTCAAATATCGCAAAATTACCGGCAAGACGGCAGCAAGACCAGCTCCGGCAATTGCCTTTGGATCTGTAATTCCTGCCATGTAAACGGCGATTCCAGCGGCTAGAAATGAGCGCGCCCATGAAGCTGCAAGTCCTTTGATTTCTGTCATTTCTTCTTCTCCTTCTTGAGAATCGTTTTCTTTGGCGCATCGACCGTCACGGTTGGAAATTCCCCTTTGTACGGCACATACTTCGGACGACCAAAGCCGACCACTTCTTTGCCGATTGTGCGTGTCTTAGCCATAACCATTCCACCGTTGCGCTGATCGCCGTTGCCGGATGTATTGCCTTCGATGGTAACTACCGACTTGCCATCGATTCCAACGACGATTCCCACATGTGAAATCCGATCAACTCCGTCATGTGGAAAGTCCATGAATGCAAGATCACCGATTGCCGGTGTCTCACTCCATCGAGATATCTCCTTAAATTTATGAGCTCCCACAGCTGTGGAAACAACCGAGTGAACCTTGACGCCAGCTTGTGCAAGTACCCAGTTGCAGAATGAACCGCACCACGGTAAGCCATTGGCTTTTGTAAATTCGCCGTATTTGGTTAGGTTGTCGCCTTCTTCAACTGTGCCGATTTCACCTTTTGCGATTTCAATGGCGTGAGCAGCTGATCCAATTGGGTAACTCATGCGAGAAGTGCAGCTGCCTCATCAGCTGTCAATCCTAGCTTTACCAATACCGCTTCTTTTGCTGCAACAGCAGCTTGTTCAGCTTCTAATTCATTCGCCTTTATTTGTTGAATTGCTGAATCCACTTGAGCTTTGGTCGGAGCTGTACCTTCCGGTTTGATCCATTCAATCGTTGAATAATCATCATTTTGAAATACAAATTCCGAATTTGGGCGCAAAGATTTGATTGCTTCCGCAATATAAATTGATTCTGATTTCATTATGCACCAATTTCCATGAGAATGATTGCTGATGTTTTGCTTTGAGATTGCCAAATTGTCGTGCCGGTTACCGCACTAGCCTGCACCTTGTAAGTAATGGCTGAAGTAGTTGCAGGGCTGTCCAAATAACTGATATTGAAAAAAGTCTGTGCATAGACATTGCTCGCGCTAGTTACTTCAATGTATGAAGCCGACTTATCACCAGTATTGAAATCAAGTATTGTCGTTGTGTCACGCTTTACGACTGCATCCATTGTGGCATTTGCTCCGCTTGTACGGTAATAGTCAGGGTTAGACATAACCAAAACTAGAACTTTGCTTGTGCTTGCAGATGGAGTGATTGTTGCTGTGATTGTTGTATCCGTCAAAGTTGAACTTGAGATTGTTGTTGATGTCGTTGTTGTTCCCTGAACCACTTGCAGCACCTTGCCACCACCCGCCGCAGCTGCCCACTTGACTCCGGTTGCTGTTGTTGAATCAGCTGTCAAAACATAGTTATTTGTCCCAACGGCTAAACGGCTAAAAGCGTCTGCGCCAGTTCCGATAATCAAATCACCCTTTGCATCAATAGCGGTTGCCATTGAGTTGGTAATTGTTACATCGCCAGATGTGCCGCCGCCTGATATGCCAGTTCCAGCTGTTACGCCGGTAATGTCTCCGACCTGATTATCTATCCATGCGTAATCGAGATCTGTATTTGAAGCTTTTGAAAGAATTTGTCCGGATGTGCCACCTTTGAGATCGACCAAAGATGCGTCAATTGCATCTCCCAAAGTCTCAATTGCTGTTGCACCATCTTTGACCAAGTCTGTCGATGTCGGGACAGTCCAGCCAAAATTCGGCGTTGTCGTTGCCATATTGTCTCCTTTAAGCGACGATGAATGCGTCGTCCCAGATAAGTGTATTTGATAGTGTGTTCCAAGTCTCTGCGCCACTCACATCGTTCCATTTCATCGCCTGAATTGAAAATTCAGTCGGAGTCATGTAGATCGACAGCGTAAGTGAATTGATGCCGGCTTGAAATTGCCAGCCTTCCACAAAGCCTTGAAATCTTGTCCCCATATTGATGGGCAAATCGTTAATTGTGACGGGCATACCCATGAACACATTGAGCAAATTGTCGCGATCCGAATCATCCAATTCCGGTGATCCGAGTGGGAATGAAATCTGATTGAAATTAGCTCTCGGATAAGCTCGCAGTCCCAAGTAGAAAGCTGCTTGAGAAGTTGCATCAGCCGTATTTTCTAAGGTTGTTTGAATTGATTGAGCTAAAGTGCCATATATGTCAATAGATCCTTGTTCAAAGTCAGAGACCTGTTGTCCGTTTTTGTATTCAATTGTGATGGAATTTCGCACATCGCCGGAGCGAGTTGCCAATTCAAGACCAGCTGCAAAAGCGTCGTTGGCACTTAAATCCACATATCCATTTGTAGCAAGATAAGAGCTTCGGTGAGTGCTGTCTGCGTAGCTAATTTGACCCGAGCCGTTTTCATAAAGGTATCCGAGTCCTGAAGTCGCTAGAGCGGCGACGAGAGAATAAGCATCTGTGACGGAAGCTGTTCGAGCTGTTAGTTCGTAGTTTCCAGCATCAATTTCACCAAGTCCGGAATTCTCCGCATTTGCCCATGTAGTCGTTGGGTTGTAAGCCGCCCATGTCAAAGCCGCGGGCACTTCATTCCATGATCCGTATAAAATGCCAGCCAAGACATCATAAATTTGTTCTCCGTCGAGTTCTTTTGGCAAGACTCCTTCGGTGAGCACTTTTGGAAGCCGTGAAAGAGCTCCTAAAGCGACGATGGAGATTGTTTGTGTGATTCCTATCGAACCGCCGGTTTGTACGCCCACAATGATGTCTGTGATTGATCCGCCAAAAATTGCAATGGGATCACCATTGGAATCATCAATATACACAGTCACGCTTGAATTTATTTGTGGATCAATTCCAGAATCGTCAAGATTTACCAAAGTAAGATTGCAATATCCGGCAATCGCTTGCTCGTAAATATCTGTGCGCCCAGAGCCTAAATTAAGATTAGCTAAGGTTACATTCTTATATTCAGCACCATCAATTTGGATGCTCCAAGTAGGTGTCCAAAGACTCATGCGAACGCAAATCTATTTGCGCCCAATGTGCCGCGGGCATTTGAGCGATTCAATACATCGACGATTGTTCGGGCTGTACCTTCGGCATCGATTGCGCCATTGACCGTGATATTGATTGTCCCGCCGTTACCGCCATTTGGCACGATTGTGCCGTTTGAACTAGGGACAAAAAGCTCGGGACCGCGTTCACCTACGACATACGAATTTCCACTTGATACAGGACCACCAGCTGCGCGGAAGCCACCAAAAGCGGAATCAATCAATCCGCCGATTCCTTTGACAATTGGATTGTTTTTAACAAGGGTAATCAAAGATCTGACAGCATCAACGATATTTTCAACCACATCCGCAACCCTTTGGAATCCTGCAATAGATCTGCCTAAAGTATTGATGACAATTCCCAAAGCAATGCCAATGCCTTCAATTGCTATCTTTAAGACTCCACCCAAAAGTGGAGCAACATATTTTGAGATAAATTCAAAAAGTGCCATAAATTGTTCTTTGTTATCCATAACCGCGGATTTAATACGATCAAAAGCAAATTTGATGCCTTCAAAGATTGGAATGAACAGATTTTTTGCACCTTCGACAAATCCGCTAAATGCTGATGTCAGACCTTCTTTTCCACCGATTGAATCGATGAATTGTGATATTGCTGGAATGACTACATTGACGATTGTGTCAAGCATTGGAGTGATTGCATCAAGCACAAATGAACCGACAGTTTCTTTGCCTTCATCAAATGCAACCTTGAGACGCTCCATCTTGCCGGCGAATGTATCGGCTTGAATTGTGGCTTGATTTGCAAAAGTGTCAGCAAGTGACTTTGTGATTTCTTCCATTGACATGGATTTGAGCTGTGCCGAAGTGAGTCCAATTCCTAGCTTTGCAAGTGAGGCTGTATTGCCTTCCTGTGCTTTTGCCATCGCATTGGTAACGGCTTCGAGAGACTTACCTGATCCAGCTGATACATCAAGAGCAATTGATTGAAGTTTGAGAGCTGCGTCCGAATCCTTTGTTGCGCGAACTAGGCGTTCAAAGCTCGGACGAAGCTCATCGTCGGTCTTTCCAGTAAGCAAAGAAGTCTTGAGAATCTGATCTTCGACAGCTTTGATTTGAGCGTCTGTCGCACCGGTAACATTTCTTAATGTAGTGGCGAGTTTTGCTTGTGCTTGCTCGTCCGCAATTGCTGATTCAACGCCTTGCTTGAGTAGGACTCCGGCATACGCCAAAGCTGCCGCGCTTGCTGCTGCAAAAGCGGCTCCGGCTATCTTGCCAAATTTGCCCATCTTGTCGCCAAAAGATTGGACTTCATTTTGAGCACCGGCAACGCCACGCTTTAATTCGTCAAAGTCTGCGTCAAAGGTAATCTTTACTTTTGGAATTCCAGCCATTAGTCAAGTCCCAACTTTCTCACAACGGTTTGAACCATCTCGGCATATTCTCTCGCAACTATTGGCACATAATAATCAACGGCAGGATTGATCCAATAGCCGCGCTTGTTCGATGGAGCTTTGAATCTATCTGTATATGCGCGTCCGCGTGAGTCCACGCCTTTGTGAGATCCGTATTCTGTTCCCCAAAGTAGCGCACCAGCCGGAGCGGATTGCTGGCGTACTTTTGCACCTTTGCCCGACTTTGATTGCTCTCCGCCGTACTTGCGACCAACTTTCTTTGATCCGCCAATATCAACACGAATCAATCGGTCACGCTTTGCTGTAATAGTCTGCGCAACCAGTTTTGTCTGTGGAGCTGGCGCGGATTGGCTAAACATAAGAAGTTGTCCGGCTAGGCGTTGAGATAATGGAAGCGCGCCATTTCGGATTTCGTCTTGAGATTCTTTATCGAGCTTATTTAGCAAGCCGATAAGATTGCGAAATTCGACAGGATCGACAGTTATGGCAAAAGTGCCTCTACCTGCCTTTGTTGCCATTTCGTTTCTCCAAAATCTCGATTGCTGTGAATATCTGCTCCGCCGTTTCCCACTCTTTCATTGGAATCCCTGTTGTAAGTGCCAGTTCAACCAATACCCGATTTAGGCTTCCAACGGCGTAGCTTTTGGGCTTTCTGTTTCTTCCGATCTAATGTCATCAACCGTGTCGCACCAAATTTCATAAGGTTTGATCGCTTGACCGGCTTGCTCTCTTTTCTTCGCGTTATATGCCAAGAATAGAAGATCATCAAGCCCGACATTTTCGCCAAGCTGCGTGACCTTCAAGCCGGTCTTGCGTTCCCACTTTACAAATTCCGGTGTTGAAGCGATAAACGATTCAGATTCGCCCGAAAAGTATTGAATTGTGATTGCTGTTTTCATGCTCCCGATTTCCTATCTTTTAGCTGAATGTCTCGGTAGGTGTACCGACGACCTGAAATGAAAGTGAAACGGTCTGTGCGTCCGGTGCTGATCCGCCCACGGATGGGAATGTCGGAAGCACATTGAATGCAAATACCGCTCCGGTTACAGCTGTAAGAGACACAGCCAAAGTCGTGTTTGGTGCTGATTCTGTCGCTGTCCATAGAGCTTCGCAGAGTGATCCGCTTGCGCCCCAGTCTGCGAGCATTTCAACATTGAGTGTCCATGAATCGTCGATTGCCTTGTAAGCGCGTCCGTCGAGTGTCTGATATGTCTCGATGACATGGTCTGCTTCAAGTGAAACGGTTGATGCTTGTGCGTCGTAGCTAACGGTCGCGATCGTCAATGCGAGATCGCGTCCTGTGATGACGGTCGTTGCCATTTTTGCTCCTAGTTAGTTTGTGTGTATTGCGTTGATATATCGATCTCACAAGCTAGGACTTCGGATCCGCTCGCAAGGGTCATCGGGATTGGATTAGACACAGACCCGACTGTGTAACCTTGCGGAATAACCGCAAGAATGCTCATGACTAGCTTTTCGATATTGTCGAGAGAAGCTGCGTTGGAATACATAGCGACTCCAACGGTAATGACAAGATTGATTTTGACACGCGTGGATGTGCCGATGAGATTCGCTTCAAGATATGGCGTGTTCGGCACAATGGCAGCAAATGGCACTTGTGGAGATTCCGGTACGGAATCATAAGGATTCACCGCGACCGATGAAAGAGCTGTCTTGAGTGCTCCGCGGACATTGACCGCAATTGAAGAAGCCGTCATGCCAGCATCGCTCCGGTATCCAGCGATTTGCCAAGTATTCCAATCACACGATTCAAAAGTGACCGACCGATTCTGTACGGTGTAGGCTGAAAATCAACTCCTTCAATTTGTCCGCCGGCGGCTGTGATTGATTGGAAGATTTCAACTGAAACGACCATGAGAGCTTCGTACACGGCAGGATTTGAAGCATAGATTGTCGCAGCGTCATAGCCTGAAAGATAAGTTGTTCCGTTAGGAATGACCGCATTCATCGCGATGTCTGCATTTGTCTTTGCATAAGAAAATTCGTATTCGCCACCAATTGCTGTGACTGTATATGTGCCATTGAATGTTGCATCTACGCTTGAAACAACAACACTTGATCCCACGATGTAATTGTGTGGTGTGTTAGTTGTAAGGGTTGCGACATTGGAAGCAATCCGGCGATTTGTAACGGATGAAGAATATGAGACAAGAAGCGGCAAAATCGTGAGCTCGCTAGTGTCAATCACCTTTTGAAGATAAGCATCAGAGTAAAGAGAAGAGCTCACTTGCAAGACATCCCGTAGCTGCGTCGGAGTGACAATTGACATGTGAGCTCTTCCCTTCTTCTGCTCGACTAGCTCGGGAGCGAACTAGTCGATGTTTAAGTGTGGCGGATTACGCCTTGTTATTCTTGAATGCGCCAGCTGCGATCTTTGTCGCACAAGCACCGAATGAATAAACGCCCACGGTGATTGAACCGTCGGCTGTTGATTCAGCGCGGAGCTGATAGCTAGGTGATTCGTACCATGTGTAGGCATCTGGATTGACAACGAGAATTGTGCCGTCTCCATCGCCCGCATTTGTTGGATCTACATAGAGATTCAATCCTGCGACATTTCCGAGAAGTGATGTTGGAGCAACCTGACCCGCTGCATTCATTGGGTTTGTTGCTGTGTAGATTGGACGACCTGCGTCGTTCAAGCCCATGATGTTCGACCATTGTCCGGTAGATACGATCATGTTACGAGCGAATGGATTAGCAAGACCAGCTGTTGC